CATCACCTAAACTAATGTAAAGAGAAGCCCTATCAATACAGGTAATCATTCCTACATTTTGAGGCATAGTTCCAGCACAATTTACATCTAAGGACCAACCATATATGTCGGATGCAGACCAATTGTTAGTAAATGAACCACTACTAATCAAAGAGCCGTCAGCGTATGCTTTGTAGGTATTAGCGGAAAAATCCAAAACAACATCTATATCAGTCCATTGGCTATCGTTATCCGCCGCAGTATAGTTGTCTATTTCCAAATAATTTCCGCTATTGTAATTTAGGTGGCTGGTTGATATATCAAGAGATAGCAACGGATTGCTACCAAACACTTGAGTGCTTTTGTTAAACCCATCTGCTTTTTTGTATCCCAAATTAAGAGTATATCGAGCATCAGTCCACCCCCCCATTGCGTGTGATGCTATACGAATGGTGAATGTATCTCCTAAACCTTGGTATCTCATAGGACCATCATAATTTAGGATTCTATGTTTACCTGTTCCTGTTCCATACAACTTAGATACTAAGAATGGCTTACCTGAGGGGGATTTAAGGGGGAATAGATGCTTTGTAGCACTAGCCCTGCTTGCATAGGCAGTATTCATTCTTTCACCCATTAGAACCCCTGCTAAAGACACAGAATGGGATGCAAAATGTCCTTCTGTTTCTACTCTTAGGTGCGCTCCCGCTCCCTCGAACATATCCCCGTCATTGTCTTTAGCCCCTGATTCATACACTCTCGACCTACCTGCCGTAGAATCCATTGCTTTGAGTGGGGCGTAATATGTTCCCAAAGTATCATTACCATTCACAAATGCTTCATAGGAATCACCGGCCGCACCATTGAACCTTTGTCTTGTTCCTCTTCTTGAGTCAGGATATTGTAGTTGCGCTCTACCTTCCCATCTCTTTGCTTTACTCTTGCTTAAATCAAGAGTTAGCCATTCGTGGTGTCCGTCGTTGCTATCTGCCTTTTTAGCAACTGTAGCAAATAACTGAGCGGAAGAAAAAGAATCATCAGCAGAAAGATAAGAAGCACTTTGCGCTCTATCAGGATAGGAATAACGAAAGGTAGGGTTGAGTAAGGCATGGCCGTTCATGGGATTTCCATGATGCGTTAGTGTGTGGTCAGGGGTCGTCTTACTTGCGTCGTTAAGGTCATCTGCTATAGACCTACATGACTGGAAGTCGTCATAGTATCCTACCAACCATACGCTAAAATCATCATCTGTAGTTCTCATGTTTATCACACAGGCACACCTTGTCCTCGTAGGCTTGTTATTACCCCCTCGGACACTCTCTCTATTGCTTCATCTAAGGTCACTCCGTTAAACACATTGGTTTGCATAATCTCGACACGATGTAGCAAACTCTCTACGCCACCTTGAGTAATTTGTCTGTAAATGGCCCCTTGGAATTGTGCTTGGTTGCCGAAAAATAACTCTTCTCTTTTGTTATCAAACTCATTAAGGGCCTCTAAAGCAGTTCCTGTTGCGTCACCAAACATACCTACACTATCCCCAACAGAAATCAATAAATCAGAATAATAGTCATGCACCGCTTGTCCGGCGGCTTCGGCATCTGCCTTTACTTGGTCGAAGGAGTGACCATTTAATTCTACTAATTTTGCTAACATTTCTTCTTCTGTAGCAAAGAAAAAGTCATAACCCGGAATACTCCAATAGTCTGCGTTGAACCACCGTTCTAGGTATTCAGGGTATTCATCATACATACCATCCAATATGGCTTGGATTTTGGTTTCTTGGTCAACGGATTCAAATTGTTTGAACTCATCACTCCAAAACCTTTCGTCATATAATTGCTCTGCGGTCCTTGCTCCACTATGCTTTTTACCTGTATACAAAAACGCTTGACTTGCTAATCTCGTTTCTGTCGTTGCTAAAGAAACATGAGCATCGTTTAGTGCGCTAACCTCTTGTGTTAATCTGTAGTAATATCCAGCCTTTGTTTCCAAAGCAATTAGTTCTGCTTCGGTGTATTTATTAACATCTTCTGATAACTCCTTGTAATAATCATACTGGCCTTGTAATCCAGCAAGCGACGAAGCAGTTAGTTCTGCATCTTTTCTTAAGTCATTGAAAGTAATTCCACCCAAAAGAGCCTCGTCTATCCGAACATCACCTTTCTTTGATAGGTCTGTAAGTGTAGTATGGAATTGATTTAGGTTTTTCGTCACATCATTTACCGCCTCTAAATCATTCACAAAGTCATTATCAGGCTTAAACTTTTTCCAAAGCAACGAACCAATACCCAACGCCACTATTGCGGCTATTCCACCGCCTAAAGCAATCATAGCCCCTCTTGCTAAAATTGCTCTTGCGGCCATACCTTCGGCGGATTTACCCACAGCCCACATAGATGCGCTCGCACCCGCATTAACAATTGTTCCACCTATTAGAGAAGCGTTCATTAAATCTTGATTATGTGTGAACATAGCAGTCATACCAAGTAAACCGTTCATAGAAGTCATCATACTATTTACCGAAGTTTTCGCGGCTTCGGCGGTTCCGAACATTTGGTTTTGAACATACTCTTGAGTTTCAGCAAAATATAGGAATCCCGCAGTTAGAAGGTTTGCTTCATCACCTAATGATTCCATGTGGTGTTCCAAAGTATTTAGGGTTAGTGCAGTTGCTCGGTTTCTCTGTCCTAATTGGTCATTAGCATTTATTAGACCTTCAATACCTACTCTTTCTTCTCCTAAGGCTTGAATGTTTGCTTTTCTCATGGTTATTTCGGTCTGAGTATTCATCATTTCTTCTTCGGATAAATCATCAAGTTCTATTCTCCTTCTTGCCTCTCCTAACAACAGTTGCTCAGTTAGCATCCTCTCGTTGTTTCCTTGTTGTCTTATTGCTAAGTGGTTTAATTCTTCGTCACTTAACTCAGTAAACAAAACAACATGGTTTGCTAAGTAATCTGCTTCTCTTTGAATGTGGCCTAGGAACTGCCTTTGCTCCTTTTGTTGATTTGCTCTAAAACCAGCCCCAAGAGTATAGTAGTCAAGTTGCCCCTTCATTACTTGTTCTTGGATTGTGCGAATCCGCATTAGTGCTTGTGCTTCCCCATCTTTCATAATCAACATTTCATTATGTTCGGCTATTTTCTCTAATCTATACTCTTTATCCTTCATCAACTCATTGCTTCTAAGTTGTTTCTTGTAATTGTCTATTTGGCCCATTGCTACGACTTCTTCGTGAATCCTAAGGATAGCCCTTTCATGGCTTGCTTTAGAACTGGCCGCATTTGCTTTCTGTATGTTAATTCGTTGGATGGTTTGGTTCATCCTACCGAACTCTGCGGCTTGAATATCTTTGATTGCTAAAATCTCTTCGTGAGCGAACTTCTTTCTTAGAGCGGCATCTTGTTCTCTCATAAACAACCTTCTTTGGAAGGCTTCTGTGTGCATATTTTCCATTTGGTTAGTTTGTTTGAGGATAACTTGGAGTGTTTTCATAGATACAAAGATATTTCCTATTCCCATAAGGAAGTTAATTGGAACTTCCATTTGTTGCATTGTTTCAGCAAGAAACATCAAATTACCAATAAAGGTGTTCATTCTTTTCCCAACGCCAATACCCATGAACTTAGTTTGTTCATCGGTTATCTTCTCAAGACCCTGTAGGAAATAGTATTGCGGCCCCATTGCCCTAATGTAAGCATCAACAAGATTCTCTCCCACTTCTACTCTTAGGTTCTCAATAGCGGCATTTGCCTTATCAATTTTGAAAACATCTGATGCTTGCCTGTTAGCGAACTCGTCTGCCGCAGTATAGGCTCCCGAATAGGCCATTTCATTTAGAGTTAGCAACCGTTCTTGGTTTTCCAACAACTTTTGTAATTTAACATAGTGTCTGTTTCCGGCTACTGCTTGTGTTAATCTAATCTTTTCAAGGTCTGATAAGTCTTTGTAGTAAGGAGTAAGTTCTGTGATACTATCAGTTAGGCTCATCATTGCTATTTCTTGTGCTTCTAAATGCGGTATAACCTCGGCTAACGCTATTGAGGCATCTCCACCGTCTACTGCTAATCGGGAGAATATCATACGCAGACCAGTTCCCGCTCTGCTTGTTTCTTCTCCAGCCTCAAGTAGCATAGCGGCTAATGCGGCCATACTTCCCATTGTTTCTCCAGCAAGATTAGCCTGAGATGCGAATTGGTTGAGAACGAAAGTCATGTCTTGCATTGTAGCAACGCTTGAGTTCTCAATAGTGTTTAGTTGGTCAAGAACCCTTATTGTGTTCCCACGAATAATGTTTGCTTGTTCTTCGGCATCTAATAGGTCATACTGTGCCTTAGTCATCCCGCCCATGTGGAATTGTGTTTGTTGCATTAGGCTTGTTAGTTTCTTCATTCCTTCTTGGGTTTCCATGTTTCCTATTTCAGCAAAGAGAAGACCCATTTCTGTTCCTGTAATAACTGCTTCTTTACTACCCAAAACAGACTTCATTTGAGCCATATTAGCGGCGGCTCTGAGTGCTTCTGCACCGCTAAAAGCAAAGGTTTCTCCAAGTCTTTTTGATTCATCGGCAAAGAACTGCACATCTTCTGCTCCACCTTGATAGAACTTTCTAACTTGAATCATTTGCTCTTCAAAAGCATAGAAAGAATCAATTTGTTCTTGGATTAAGTCGCTAACTCCTTCTACTGCGAACTGGACTGCTTCTACAACACCCCCTGCGGCATCGAGTAAGATTGCTTGCATGACCGTTGAAGTGGATTCAACATCTTTGAGTAGCCTTTGAGCCTGAAAAGAACCCACTACCTCGAAGAATACTCTTGCCGAGCCTGTTCGTGAAGCCATACTTAATCATTCTCCATATTACCAAACGCCTCATTTAACGCTTCCCCTAAGCCCTTACCATCTATCGTGGCCGCTCTGCGTTGATTTCGCCTATGAACGGCCTTTGTAGCCTTCCTTGAAGCGGCGGCAGGGGAATCTTGGTCGGTTTGTTCTGCGATTCTTTCGGAGATTTCAGATGCTACCGCCAAATCTATTTCCATCATGTGTCTGCCCCCCTCTTGTGAGTATTTCATCCTTAATTCGCTCGGCAAAACGCCTTTGAATGAAGAACATAACGCAGGGGCTACCATCAGGAACTCGACAAAGGGATACCGCCCCCTTCATCGTCGCCCCTAACAAATCTAAGGATTTCTTGTAGTTCTGAGGAAGTTAAATCATTAACATCGACATTTTCCGAGAGAATACATAGTGGAACCCAATTCGCTATTTGAGCGGCGGGGCCGCAGTCTGCTTCATCTAAAGCCTCTGCGAATTGCATTTGTTGGTCTTCTGACCAGTCTAGGGGGTTAGCCCCAAACTCACGCATTGAGCGAAACACTCTTGCTTGCTTCGCATCTAACGCTAATCGTTCAAGCCCTGATACTTGGCGCACCAAGACCTTGCTTCCATCATCTAGTTCTATTTCTTTTTTCAATACAGGCATATCTTCTCACTCTTTACTATTCTAATCTATTCTCTAACTAATCTCATGTTTCGTAGGTAATATACGCAATGTAATTATTACCTGCGGCCTTTTTGACGATGGTAATATCGTGAATAATATCACCATTTGAAAGTGTCCTAAGGAAGGTTTGCACACTTGCCCCTAAGCCAGTATGCGAGCCAATAATGGTATTGACTGTTAAGTTGCTTGCGGCAGTTATGGCTCCCATCTAATCACCTTCACGCATCCAAATCTACTTTTGCTCCACCTGTGAAGGCCGTAGATGCAGATGAGAAGGTAATCTTAGCCATCTCTGTTTCCGTTTCGTCATACAATCCCATGAAGTTGACCGACATTGTTTGACTATCTCTACCGCTTACACTTGTCTGTGGGGCCTCATAATGAACCTTATGAACATCTAAACGAATGTGGTTGCTTGCATCTACATAGAAGAGCATTGAAATGGCTGGCGCGGCCGCGCTTCCATTTACCAAATCTCCAGTTAGTAGATTAACGAAATCAGGTTCGTTAGCCGCTATATCTCCGCTTAGAACATTCTTATGGAAAGTAATTGTTCCTGAAATCTCTCTCAGACCCAAGGGTGGATTGCGTGTGCAGGTAGAATCTCCCAAATTATATGAATTATCAATATCTCTGTTTGTCTTAATATCAACAGAAATACTTTGAACCAACTTGGAATAAGCGGAAGTAGATGCGGCTCCCTCGAAATTAACAAAAGCACCTACGAAGTGTGCCGCATCTCCGGTATAATCATAAGTAGGACTTGCTAAAGTGCCGGGGGCTACTGCCGCTCCGGTTGCTAGACTAAAGTTGCTTCGCATACCAGTTGTGTTAAAGGAAATCATAGCGTATTCGCCAACGGATGCGCTAATCGAACAACTCTCAATAGCCTGACCACCATACATGAACTCCTTTTCATCTCTACCAACCCTAAAGGTGAAAGAGTTAAGCATACCTGTGCTTATTTCTGTAAGAGTATCATTAGTTCCGGGAGTTCCGCCGGGGGTGTGTGTGCCGAAAAGACCGTGTAGACACATCATCGTGAATCTATCAGGTTGTAGCGGCATTGAAAAGGACCCATCACCATAATGTTTTGAATCAATTGCCTTTTGCGTTCCATATCTGTTCATATCTGAGCGTTGTAGAACATCAAAAGACTCTTGGAATCCTTCATCATCAACTTCACCGTATGCGGTTGCGCTGACGGGGGTTCCATAGGTCGCTTCCTTCCCAACTGCTACATATCTATTTGCGAATGTCGTCATGTATCGTCGCCTCTAAACCAATACACTTAGCCTGTGATATTTAACTGTTATCATATCTCTCTACGAGTCATGTTTACTCTTTTCATGTATGATAAATTAAGTTGGTGGATACAAACCACCTCATCTTCATCCATTTTTGAATCAAATGTGAGATTATACCCAATTAAGGAATCAATACTGCCCTCTAAACCAGTC